ATAATTTACAAAAACAAGACCATGCTTATGTAAATAAAAATAATAAAATATTGTTCGGCTCGGAAAGTATTTATATAACTATATTACTTTCAAATTATTTTAATATTCCTAGTTTATGTTTTTCCGCTGTTTGTAATATTAATAGTTTTGTAAAAACTGATGAAAAATTGGTTATTGGAAAAAAGGATGGAAAATTATCAAATAATATTATTACTTCTTTTTTGTCGCTTTTTTAAAGTAAAAAATATTACCATTATTACCATTTGTTTTTATTCACTTTGATTTTCGGTCCCTGACCTTTGCGTTTAATATTTGCCGGATCATACTGTTCTTCTTCATCATCCGAGTGAATATCCTTAGACATCTCCCAGAATTCTTTTGCACCCAATTTAAATGGACCATGTGTTTGTGCTTTATACCAAAATATCTGGTCGTGCAATTTATTTGACTTAGCATTATTATTAATTACCAAACATTCATAATTTTCCGTACACTGGTCCATAACTTGACAAAAACTTTCAAATGTTGGAAACATACCTGCATAGTTTTCATAAATTCTTTTACGATTTCCAATATATGGCTCACGCAAAATAAAAACATAATCAATATTTGTTCGCAAATTGGGTGGAATACCTAGAGGATACTGCATCGTAATTACTAACATGATCTTCCAATGACGACCGTTCATGAAAAGTAGACGCATCATTACATCTTTTGTCCACTTATTATCAAAAAGACAGTCATCCAATACCACAAATGTGCGAGGATCAATCGTACTTCTTTTATAAGATTCTATCTCCTTTTTCATCTGTTTTAATACGGCTTTTTGTCGTTTTAAAATATTTTCTATAATCGCCGTATTGTAAGCATCGTGAATAAATAATTTAGGAACATGCTCTCCAAAAAAACCGTTTCCTGCCTCTGTACCGGATATAACCGTTCCGATAGGAATATCTTGATGATAATACATTAAGTCTTTTACTAAAAAACTTTTACCTGTATCACGTCGTCCGATAAGAACAATAACAGGTCCTTTATTTTCATCGGGTCTAAAACTAATTGACCGCATATCAAATTTTGCTAATTCTAAACCTACACTCATTTATTATGTATATATTTACTTATTTATACTACATATTAAAAAATATAATTTTACAACGCATATTTATGTTTTAGTAGGTTTTTAGTAGGTTTTTAGTATGTTTTTAGTATATTTTATTAGTTTAAAACATAATAAAAATATGTATTTAAATAATTAAGTAATCGACGATGGATATTTGCGACGATCAGCCCATTTTTGGAGAAAACACATTTTCGTTAAACTATAGAAAACTTAACACTCGTGATTTATTTACTTCTTTAGAAGAATCCGAGCTTGGTATAGTAAATAGTAAAAATTACATCCCCATATATGAAAACTATTTTAATTTAAATGAGACAAACTATAACTCTATAAATTTGAATCAACGTTTTTATGTATCCTCTTTATCAGGTGTTGTTGATAAAAATAATATACAAGCCGCAGTTGTAGATGCCTTTAAAAGCACTTCAGAATCTTTAACAGTTCTTCATAAACCGATTTTTATTAAATTTTCTCCTTTAATAGATCCTGTTAAATACATGTCAGGAAAATATGAAAATTTAAATATAGAAGAGGAAGTTATAAATATTCCGATATTATCGAAACTTGAAAAAAAGGGGCATTTAAAAGCAAATGATAGAAATAATGCAGCATATGTTGATGGTTTTTTTTCATACTTATCAAGTCAAGTTTTAAACTGTCATGACTTTATTAATGGTCTTAATTTCTATGGTTCTTTCAATGCTATTAAAAAGGATTTTTACTATAACGTAATTGACGATATAGACTATTTAGATAAAAACCCATTTTTTAATAAAAATAAGAATATTCTTTTTGATATAGAAGATATTGAATATTCCGATGATAATGAAAGCGTAGACAATGACAATGATAGTAACCATTCAAACTACGTACATAGACAACAAAAAAATACAAGAAATAAAAAGGAAAAAATTATAATCGCTGAAAATGAAAACATACAGGAATCAGATAATTCTGATAATTCTAATAATATTATTGTCCACGAAGACTTTGATAAAATTAATACTGAACTAAGTTCTCTATTTAATGTATCTTCTGATAATAAAGAATTATCTAATGCGTGCGTGTTATGCGACGATGTTACATTGACGTCGCAACTAGATGATATAGTTACTGATGCTGGAAATATAGTTGAAGGAACAGACAGTATTGTGTTAAACAAAGATTCACATATTAATAATGACAGCGACAGCAGTGACTCATTTACATCTGGTTCATGTTCTTCGCGATCATCTTATACAAGTGATAGCCAAACAGACAATGGTTCTGGAAGTGACTGTGATATCGATGATATTATATGTCTTGATGAAACGGGGCTAGGTCTAGGTGCAGAAAAATCAGATAAAAAATCAAAAAATAATGATAAAATAAAAAATAAGTCAAAAAATATTTCTGATAACTCTTATAGTGATGAGGGAAGTCAAGGCGACGAAGTATACAATGAAGATGAAGCGGGCAGTCAAGGAGAGGACGAATGTGATGATGACGACGACGATGACGAATATGATGATGATGATGATGATGATGAAACATTGTGGGCAGTAATTAAGAATTTCCCGGTATCCGCAATTATGTTGGAGAAATGTGACAATACTCTTGACTCTCTTATGATGCAAGAAAAGGAGATGACCGAAAATGAATGGAGGTCAGCACTTATGCAGATTATTATGACTCTTATTACATATCAAAAGTTGTTCGGATTTACGCATAATGACCTACACACAAATAATGTAATGTACATATACACCGAAAAAGAATATATATATTATCATTTTAATAAGAAATACTATCGCGTACCTACATATAATCGCATTTTCAAGATTATCGATTTTGGTCGCGCTATTTATAAATATAAATCCAAAGTCATATGTAGTGACAGCTTCAGTATGACAGGTGATGCTGCTACACAATATAACTTCGAACCCTATTTTAATGATAAGAAGCCGCGTTTAGAACCCAATTTCAGTTTTGATTTGTGTCGCTTGGGGTGTTCTATTTTTGATTACTTTATTGACGACATGACTAGTGTTGCAGCAATATGTAAAAAAGAGCCTTTGGCTAAGTTAATAGTGGAGTGGGTTACTGATGACCAAAATAGGAACATTTTATATAAGGCGAATGGAGAGGAACGTTATCCTGACTTTAAGTTGTATAAGATGATTGCGCGAAGTGTTCATAATCATACTCCTCAGGTACAACTGGCGAAACCTATTTTTGCTGACTATGAGTTTCCTAAGAAAAAGGTTAAAACAACTCATAGAATAATAAATATCGATAAAATGCCGTGTTATATGGAATAGATAGTTCTCGAATATAAGTAATTATAATATTTACTATTACTTATATACACTATTATATTTAAAACCCAGGTGCGCCTGTAAATACATCTGGTTTAGAACCCAAAATAACAGGAGACTCGTTAAACTGTGTCATAATGAAATGCCCTAAAATGTAACTGATAAAAACAATAACAGCATCTCTCAGAGCAGTCTTCATTGGTTTTGAATCGGGGGCTTCATCGTCGCTTGGTTTTGAAATAAATCTTATTTCTATAAATTTTGCTAAAAGAAAGATACATGCAACAATTCCAGCCGAAATATACAAGTTGTCCATTTAATTTATAAGGGAATAATCTATTACAAGTTTTTACGAATAATGCTTAATAATGCTTAATAATTAATAATGCTTAATAATGCTTAATAATGCTTAATAATGCTTAATAATGATTAATAATGCTTAATAATAATTTAATTTAAAATTTAAAAGTCATCAATGAGTGGAATTTCTTCTATTTTTAAATCAATATTACTATCATTGTCATCATCGTCATTCGGGAATGGATCAACACTTAACTCAACATTATCTCCTATGTTTAGTTTAACATTGTCATCATCTTCGTCATCATCTTCGTCATCATAGTCATCATCAAAATCTTTAGACGAATCATCGCGATTTTCACTACTTATATTTTCAATCGGTATTACCTCATTATTATCCATATTAAAACTTACACCTGATGTACCTGACACACTAGATGATGTAGAACTCATATCAACCGATGGCTCTGAAGATGTAGCAGCACTAGAAGCTGCTTTAATTTTTGAAAGTGTTTCGGCTTCTTCGACAAGTTGTTTAGCTGACATAGGTGTAGGTTCGGAAATACTACCAGCAACTGGTTTATCAACAATAGGCTCTTGGGAAATAATTTCTTCTCTTTCATGAACCTCGACTGCATTTTCTACCGTTTCATTCATGTACAACTTCAATAGTTCCTCTACAGGTATTGTTTCACGAATTGTCTGTAAAATACACTCTTTAATAATAATCTCTAACTCTCTTGAATTTTTTTGAGACTTTAAAGATGATATACCCATCTCAAATAAATATACATTTGTATATATTTTACGGGCGGCATTAATGTATACATGATGAACAAAATCTTCTAAAGATGGAATATTCACATCAATCTTCTTTTGTTTTGTTCCAACTCGCATACATGATAACATTTTTAACTGAATGATATGAACACATGTTATAAGGTCAGAAATATATGTACAATTACTTTTTTCTTTAATACGAGAACATTCTTGTGAAATAATGTTGGGATTCCACTTTGGAACCCTTGAAAGGAAGTTTTGAAACGTCATTAAATATTTCGTTTTCTCGTCATTCTCCACACATAGTTTCCACGATTCTTCGAATATTGACTTAACGCCGTCTATTACACAAGGTGTTAAAACAGTAATTAATCTCGAACACCACTCGTTGCGAGATTCTTGTAAACTATTCAAAGAAAAGTCGTCCATTTACATAAATGAAATATTTTCTAAAGTGGAATCACTACGAAAAAGAAAGAAATTTAATATAAATAACATTAATAATTTTTCATTTCTAAAATCCTTCTTTATCTTATTAAATATAACCATAAATTCGTATATTTTACTTTCATGTAATGAACTAGTATTAATATAATTAATAATATCTAAACAACTATACCCATTTTCGTATAATTTTACACAAAGGTTAACAAGTTCATTTAGAGTATACTTTTTATCCAGTTTTAAATCTTTTTTAAGATTGTCGGTTTTCTTTTTTATTATTTTCCCTAAATTATATATTTCATCTAATGCATAGTTGTGTAAATTTATTACTTTACCATTTATAATAGGTTCAGGTACATATATTTCACAAAATCTAGATAAAATAGGTTTGAGTAACTTATACTTATCTTCAACAATTATAAAAAATCTAGTAGAGTGGCTAAATAACTCAATACACCTACGTAATGCTGACTGTGCATCTATTGTTAACTTGTCAGCATTTAATAGAATAATTGTTTTAAATATCTCACCATCTTTTAAATTTATATTTGTTTTTGCAAAAAATTTTAACTCTTCCCTAATAAATTTTATACCTTTTCCGTGTGCACAGTTTACTTCCATTACATAATTTTTTATCATTTCTTTATCATTATGATAAATATCATGTATAAAATTATTTACAAGCGTGTTTTTACCACACCCTGAAACCCCGTGAAAAATTATATTTGGTATTTTCTTTATTTCAATAAAGTATTTTAATTTATTTTTAATATC